CCGTCCCGCTGGAACCCCCACCTTCGACTTTGCTACCAGCGCCTGATCGACCTAACGATCAGTCAAAGCAGACCGCCCCAGGAAACTGGGGCTTTTTGCTGTCTATTCCGTTACACTAGAAAAACCAACAAGCACCTTGTATGCCTGTTCCAGTCCGCGCCATTGACCGCCTCCGTAAGGCCGCCAACCTGGAGCCCAGTAAGAAGTCCGTCGAACTGTCTGATGGCAGCAAGTTCGAGATGTGGGTCAGCCCGTTGACCATGGCCGAGCGCGAACGCGCCCAAAAACAGGCCAAGTCGGACGATGCCAACGCCTTCGCCCTTCAGCTGCTCATCACCAAAGCACTCGACGAGACTGGTGCCAAGTTGTTCAGTGCCGGCGAGATCGACGTCCTGAAGAACGAAGTCAAGGACAAGGACCTCCAGTCTCTGATGTTGGCGATCATCACGGATGATTCTGATGCTGAGGCAATGGACCCAAAACGCTGAGCGCCGAACTCCGTAAGGACAACTGGCTCATGCTTCAGTTTGGCGTTGCCAAGGAACTGGGCATGAGTCTGACCGAAGTTCGGACCACCATGACCGCCGAGGAATTACTCGGCTGGAGTGCCTATTTCCAGATCCTGAACGAGGACCAGGCAAAGGAGATGGAAAAAGCCAAACGCCGCCGCTAACCCCGGCGGCTTTTTTGCGTCGTACAATGATGGATAGGCTTAGCGCAGACTCGTGGCAAATTACGGTGCTGTAATCCAGGTAAGTGTCAAAGGGCAAGATGCTCTCGACAAACTGGAAGGAAGCGCACGTAAAATTGAAAGTTTGATTCAAAATATAAAACAGCAAAGAAATATATTTGATCAAGCAGTAGGCAGCGCAAAAACAAGAGAACTTAAGAAAAATTTAGAAAATTTAGTCGCTACTTTTGCCGGCGCACGTGAAGGCGTTAGGCAGTTCAAAGTAACGGTAGGTGGTACGGAACAGACGGTAAACATGTATTCCAAAACGCTTGCGGGTTTAAGCTCGCAGCTGGATACATTCCGTTCCATTGCCAATAATGCTGCGGTCGGAACAGATCAGTACAGAAATTCCATAGTAGCCGCCAACAAGGTATCAAACGAGTTTGCCCGTACCCAGGCAAAAGCGTTCAAAGTGAATACCAGTGTAAGCGGAATGAATGTATCCGAAGTTTTATCTTTGGGTAAAAGTATCCCGAACACTATTGAAGGTTTAACTTTTTATCAAAGTGCTCTAGAAGATGTACTAAAAACAGTAAACATCGGCTCAAACGACTTTAGAGCCCTGGAAAACGCCATCGCCAGTACAGGTGAGCGTCTTGGCGCGGCACGCCTTTCCGGACAGGTATCGGCAATAACTCCTGCACTCGGACCAGCAACAAATCTTAGTGATCCCAATGCATTTGCTAAACGCGAGCGTTACGCAAAGAGCATTGCCGACCTGGAGTACAAACAACTTATTACAGGACAGCAAATTGTAAAAGCAAAACTTACTGAAACACAGCAAGCAGAGCTGAAAAATCGTCTGGAACAAGCCAGTGAAGCTCTTGCTGCGGGCGAACTTGATACCGCCAAACGCCTTACGGTCGAACTTCGTAACCAGCGCATTCTGTACGAGCGTGCCAATCGTGACCAGGCAGCTCTCATGCGTCCCACCTCGATGGTGGCTGGTGCAAATCTCCCGGTACGAGGTGGAAAAGATATTATTGGATCTCCTATAAATCTGCAAGAAGGAACTAAAGCTGCCGTAGCCCTGGCGCAACAAAAACAACAGTTACGAGCAACAGGATCCGATAAAGCGGAAGCCAGTCAAAAACGTCTAAACAATCTGCTTAATTCTGCTCAGATTGCAGAACAAGCCGTCATAAAAGCAGCTGCAAAAGGTATAGACATTAAAGATGAACAAGCAAGAATCCAAAGCCTTATTACAGAGCTACAACAACTTGATGTAACTGCAACAAAACAAGAGTTGTCAATTTACGACGACCTGCTTAATCTTATTCGTAACGAACTTAAACTTAAAAAAGCAATCGCCGCTACCGACGCAGCAAGCGCAAAAGCAGCTAAACAAAAAACAAAAGCAACCAAGGAAAATAACCAAGGGTTTGGTATTTCAGATGCCATTATTGGTGGTGCTTTCCCGTTGTTGTTTGGACAAGGTGCAGGCGCATCTCTTGGTGGTGCGCTTGGCGGTGGTTTGGGTGCCAAGTTCGGCGGAGGTAAAGGAGGTTTCGGTGGTTCTTTGGTGGGTACTATCGTTGGCCAAGCAACCATCGACTTTGCCATCAACAGTGCTATCAAACTGGGGCAAGCACTACAAGACCCTACAGAAAAAATCGACGAGATTATCGGTTTTCTAGGTATTGCAGGCACGGAATTAAACTCAAATATTAAAATTCTACGAGCACTGGGACTCTCATCTACAGCAAGTGCCGTAGCACTTGCAAAATTAGAAAGCTCTTTACAAAAAGAAGGCTTCAAAAATGCAGAAGAATTTAGCAAAGATTTACAGGAACTTACTAATGCTTTTGGTAGGCTGCAACTTGCAGCCGCTAATTTAGCCGCTAGTGCTCTGCCAGGTATATTAAATCTTCTGACCGAACTACTAAAAGGAGCTGGACAGGCACCTTTGGCGCCTCTGGCTCCGAAGACACTGAGTCCTGCAGAAGCAATCGCACAGGCACAGGCAAATAGTTTTATAGGTCCTAAGCCAGATCCAGCACTTACCGCTGAGAGAGTAGCGCAGAAAGCTATTACCGATGAAAAACAACGCCAGATAGGTCTGGCTACGGCACAAAAGCAGTTAGAAGCCGACACTCTAAATCTAACTCGCGTGGAACTCGCCACACGCCAAGGTGCTATTTCTATCCAACAAATACAAAACGAACTCACACGCAAGCAACTGGAGCAGAAAAACGAAACAGTTCAGGCAACAAAGGAGTTGCTCGGTCTCGAAGTACAGGTACTGCAACAACAGCAACAGCAGGCCGTTGCAGCACAGCGTAACGCTCAAATTGAAGCAGAACGCGCAGTGCGGCGTCAGTTAAATGGTTTGTTTATAGAGCAGATTGAACTAGCAAATCAGCTATACGGAGTAGAAACAGAAACAAAAAGAGTTGTAGAAGGCGAACTTGCTGCATTGTCAAATCTTTTAGGTTCTACGGAACAAAGACTAGCCAACGAAATTTTGGTGCTAAGGGCGAGACGTGACACCGAAAAAATAGGCATTAACGAAACTTCTGTACTGCAGCAGATCGACAAAAAATATACACTTTTAATCAGGCTGGCCAACGAAAGAAGCCAGAACGAAGAAGATATTACTCAACAACAAATAGCTCAGTACAAATTAACTCAATTACAGATAAAACAGGCACGTGAACTTACGGAGTTGCAGACTGCCGGAAGAGCTCAACTAGAGATACAAAAACTGCAATCGTTTGCGGATCCTGCTGGCATTGGATTCTTTGGCGATGCTTTGCTTAATCAAAAAGCAGCTTTAGAAGAATTTAGTGTAACACTCGAAAACTTTAATCTACAAGCCTTACAATTAGAAGAACGTATGGCTGTACCTGGGCTAAATCCTGATGTTTTGTTAAGTTTACAACAAGAAAAAGCAAATCTTGATAGCGCAATTGCTAGTTACAAACTGTACCAGCCAGCCATTATTCAAGCGCGTTTGGAACAGGAAAAATTCAATGCTGTTTTCAGTGCTGTCAGTCCGTTGGTTGATAATGTATTTAACAGTTTTACACAACTTATCGCTGGTACTATGTCGGCCAAGGAAGCCTTTGCGTCTTTCCTTAGTGCCGTTTCGGACATGTTGCTACAGACAGCTAAACAGATGATCGCCACTTACATCGCAATCGGCATCGCAAAGATTTTTGCTGGTATGGGCAGTAGTGCCGGTGGTGGTGGTAATGCCGCTACGGCAATGGGATCAAATCCCAACGTAGCTGCATACGCACCACTGGCCAACGGCGGTCCTGCGGTAGGTGGCACACCCTACTTAGTGGGTGAGCGTGGTCCTGAGTTGTTTGTGCCTAGCGCCAGTGGCGGCGTGATGTCCAACAGCGACCTACGTTCAGCGATGAACAGTCAGGGCGGTGGTGGCAGCGGGTCTCCCGTGCTTAACATGAGCTTTGAAAGCACCAACATTGGCGGCGTGGAATATGTGAGCCGCGATCAACTGGAAGCCGCGATGGCCGAAACCCGTCGTGCGGCATCCCGCGATGGCGCCCAACGCGGCATGACGATGACCCTGGATCGCATCAAGCAATCCCCCCGTACCCGTAGCAACATCGGTATCCGCTGATGGCCAGTTTCCCTGCAATCACACCATCAGGCCGATCCTTCAAGCCGGGCGTCTACCCGCAGAAGACGTACCGCAGCATGGCGGGTGTTGCCATCAAGCGGACGTACGGCAATTCACCGTACGGCGCTCAGCTCCAGTTGGACTTCGACAACATCACCGACGCCTCGGTCGTCACCATCATCGACCACTACCGTTCCCAGACCGCAGCCAACAGCCGCTTCAACCTAAGCACCGAGGTGACCGCTGGAATGTCAACGGACCTTGCATCCCGCGCAAATGCCAGCCTCGACGGTCTGCGTTGGGAGTATGCCGACGCACCAGACGTACAATCTGTCCGCCCTGGCATCAACAAAGTCCGCGTGACACTGACCGGCGAAATCAAGTCCCCGTCTCTTGACGACGCCTAATGGACATCCGCATCTGCCAGTTCTTCAAACTGACCATGAGTAATGAAAAAACTCATTACTACCAGAATTACTTCGCAAACGAGAAAAAAAGATACCCGACAGCAAACGGCCCCGAATATGTTTTTGCCCCTTTCCGGGCGGAGGGTTCTGTTGCCGCACTCAACGGAGATAACAACATTGTCCAGGTCTTATTCCCCAACACGGAATTTTCCCTGGCGCTCCTACAAGACGGCGATGGTAACCGCCTAAGCCGCCTGGAACTCACGACTGTTTGGCTCACCGCAGCTGGCGCTTACACAACCAATGCCCAGACCGAATACTTCGTCGGCATTGGTGCCAGTGTCAGTGACACAACTATCGAGCTCCGCTTCCGTTCTGCCATCGACAGCACCACCAGCAACTTCCCTAACCGGACACTGAACCGGACACTGGTCGGCCCCCTACCACTGGACGCCCAACTGGTTCTTCAGTGATAAACACTAACGACCTCATCGGCCTGACGTATGGCTGGGGTCACCGCCCTGACGACGGTAGCGGCTTTACGGACTGTTTCCAGTTGACAAGCGAAGTCCTCCGCCGCTTCAACTACAAGGACTACTCGCAGCAGTTTGCCTGGGTCTACACGGTTTATACCGACAAGACTTTCCCACGCGTAAAGATCGCCCGGTGGTTACTCGAAAACGGCACCCGCATTCCAGAAGCCCGATCATCGGCGGTCGTGTTGCTGCCTGCGGTTGCTGGTGCAGCTCTGGGTACAATCCTTGAAGACAACACGGCCATCTACCTCGGGCCGTCTCATAATGTAGTGAGGTGCCAGTTGCCGGCGCACACTGGCCACTTCTTCTGGATGGAGCGATGACCCGTAAGTTACTGCCCTACGAGTACGACCTCATCGACGTCCTGGGTGTCACCAAAGAAGAGTACCTGGAGTTTCTGGCTGTACAGGCCGCGTACGAGGACCCCAAACAAGGCACCGCTCTCGACGTACGCAATGATTTTGGTGTAACTGCGCTTGTTCTTACAATTATTGGTGTTTTGCTGCAGGTAGCATCCGTGCTACTGATGCCAAAACCCAGTGTGGGTGGCGGCGAACGACAAACACGCGAGCAACGATTCTCCCCACGTTTCGGCTTCAACAGCACCCAAGAACTGGCCAAGTACACGGATGTAGTCGGCATCGTCTACACCGACAAATCTTCCACAGGCAACAAAACCGGCGGCGTCCGCGTATCCGGTTCTTTGCTCTGGAGCGCCGTCCGCAGTTACGGCAGCAACCAGTTTCTTCAGATGTTGATGCTGCTTGCCGGCGGCAAGATTACATCCATCGACCCTTCCAAATCGGCCTTTGGCCAAACTCCAGTCCGTGATCTGCTCACCCAGAACAAGTGGGTCTACTTCAACGACAATGCCACCGGTTTTCTCCGCTGGGCCGACGAGTTAGACGACAACCAGGCTACCGATCCAACCAAATACGGCACTGGTTCTGACAATCCTTACCGCCTCCAACCGGGCAACGACACGAACACCCGTGTAGATGGATTCAGCCAAGCGTATTCTCCGAGCAGCGCAAATGTCTTTGGTGTTTACAGTCCTGTTCCTATCAATGTTCGTGTTTACCTTCGTGACGGGTCCGGCAACAAGGGATCCAGGGCTTTAGGCATCACTGCTACAGGTTGGCCCACTGGAGTTAACAAAAAAATAGCCAAAGGGGATGAATTAAAAATTACTATAAACTCAACAGAAAGTCCATCTCTCGCTACTGACTTTGATTCTGATCTTCAGCGTACAGCGTTTGACGCACGCCGTGGTTTTGCCAGTGTCTTCGACGAGGGCGGTGTTTTTAAACTTGGATCAGCTCGTTTCCGTGTAACCGGCGTAAAGGGTGCATCCACTGACGAAGGCAAAGTTGTTATTTCACTGGTGTGTATTGAAGCCGGACACTCCCCGTCTATTGCGTATTCGGCAGATGAGGTAACAGATTTAAACGCTAAAATTATAGAGTCTGCCGAATACATAAAAGCAAAAGAAAAAGTAGACGCTCTACTTGCGCTAGATGATAGAAACGGCATTAGCGTAGCTTTAAGTAATGGAAAAGATTTACCATCTGATCAAAGATTTGTGGTGAACAGTGCTACAACTCTGTTAAAATCTAAAAAATTATACGAAGTACAAGCTAGAAATACAGGAGGAAGATCGTATAACACGTATTATGTATGGAAACTTGTACGTAATTTAACCGCAACAGAAATAGGACAACTACAGGATTTCTTGGCGCTTGAAAAAACAGTAAAAATAGAT